CTTTTGCCCCGCCCATTTTATTAGCGAATGCACCTTGAAAAGTGCACCCCTGGCTTCAAAACCAACCCGGACTTTATGTCCTATTTTTACGTTTTAAAAACGTATTTATTCAACGTAGCTCGTGAGCAACCCCACATCAGCTTTAGATTCATTCACCATGTATTCCAAAATTGCCGTAGATTCTGTTCGTCCTTTCAGGACCCCTGTTACTCAACCATGCGCCATTCCTCCTGCGCACAACATCCAAGGTGTTGCAAACGCCTTGCATTCACATTCTTATCGTAAAGAAGTCGTTCGCTCTGTCACAGATCAAATTAAGCCGCGACGACGCTATTTAGCTGAAGATGCTTATGCATCAGAATGTATTGAATTTCCTAGTGTTGACCCTATAAAACAATGCACTATTGGAGATGTTCCTGTACGAGAATATGTACAACAAGGTTTTTCCGACTATGTTAAAGCCGCTTATTATGCCAGTAAGATCCCTACTGGTCCCATAGTTCGTACTGTCACCCTTCTTGTGGAAGCCAAAGAAGTTTTCCTTGAATGGGTGAGAGTCATCTATGATGCTGTTAAAGCAGCACTTGAATCCACTGTTGACACCCTTGTCATATGGCTTACTACAGTTAAGGCCTTTATTGAAGCCGCTTGTAGTTATACTGGCAAGAAATTGTGCCAACTTTGGGATTTTATTAAATGTCTTTTTGCCGTATCCGGGCAGAAAGAAGAGGACCTCGCTCCCGCCGTCGGAGAAGTGATGGCCGACGAGAAGGCACGTCTCAAAGAAAAGAATGCTGCCGTGGCCTCTAAGAATATGAGCCCAGAAAGCATCCCTCAAGATGAATGCGATGAGGAAGCTTTCGATATGCAAGCTGGTGATGATGACCCCTGGTACGTCCGTATGCCTGAACAAGCTCTCAAGATTATTGAGGCTATTACTAAAGGTTTGCTTACATTTACGGAAAAATTCGTTGATGGGTTCACCAATGACACTCTTGGTCGTGTCACTAGAAGCTTTAACAGTCTCTCCAATGCTTGGTTTGCCTTAGGCAGACTGGATATTATTGGTAAGGCTGGCTGGTTAGTTGATGTTCTGTACCATGCCGTTACTGGAAAGCATTTGTTCCTTAAATATGAAGTTATAAACAAATTTGCTGAAACCCACCGCGAAGTAGCTGCTCTCTTGGAGAAAGCTGAACCCTTGCGCAATCCCCCCCATGGTCTTCAATCTATGATAGGAGTTAAGTGGTCAGTTTTGGTCAACTTGTATACTGCGGTTCTTCAAGAAGACCCTGCTAATATGGTTATGAATAAAAACATAATGGATTCTCTCCGACCCAGAGCGGATGTATACATAGGAAATGATCGTGCTAAGCGTATTAAGCCTGTAGTTCTCTGTATTAAAGGAGAATCTGCTACTGGTAAAACTTGGACCACCAATCTTTTAGTTAAGGAGCTTATGCCCCTCATCTCTAAGCTCCTTCACAAGACTGATTCTGAAGATTTGCCTATATTTGCTATGCATGCTGAAAACCCCAGCTCCACTACCATAGCTTGCGTTAAGGAAAAGCCAGAATATGATGAGGGATATCGTTCCCAACTCTTCTACCTCATGAATGAACTTTATACTCCTGTCAAGCTTGAAGCTAGGCAAGATTGGTCTACTCAATTCATGAGTTTAACTGGAGATGAACCCTGCCCTTTAAACATGGCTTTCGGAGATAAAGGAAAGAAATTCTTCCAGAGTCCCTTCATTTTTGCTACTGGCAATTATGATCATCACACTGTGGCCGTTATGAATCCCACTGCCTATTTTCGAAGAATAGAGTTAGATTTGACGGCTAAGGTAATCCCACATACTGGCGTGTTTGATGTCAAGAAACATATTCGCTTTTATTTCAGTCCTGAAAATATAGTGTGTTGTTCTGATAAGCGCACCAGTCCATCTCCAGTGCTTTATGAATATCATACGAAGCAATCAAACGTTGGTAAAGGTTTGACCTATGATCAACTTCTTTATCTGATCGCCGCCATCTATATTGATCGCATTTGTTATGATGCTGTCTCTATTAAAGAAGAAAAGACCAATTTGGATCCTGATCTCAAGAATTTGTGCCTTGGAGAAGTGCACAATCTTTCCACTACTTACCTTGACAGGTTTGAGCATGTTTTTCATGGTCTCAATGCGAAGCAAGGCCTGTTTGGATTGAAACCCAAGCCTTCTTCTTCCTCCTCTGATTCAGACTCTGATGATGATACCAATGATCGCGCTAATATAGTTTTGGATTTCGAACGCCATCAGCGTCAAGTTAAAATTGCTCGGGAGTGTTGTAAGACTGTAGCTGGTCTTCTTGCTCGGGTTTTTAAAACTTATTCCTCGGAACAAATTAGTGAGGCTGTTGATTTTAATCATATCACCGCTAAGGTTTGGGCTTCTTTCTTTATTAAGAATCGCAAATCAATCCCTCCTTATCAAGCTATGTATGCTACTTTTCTTTCTTCTCTTCCTGTATTTCAGAAGATGGATATGCAAAAGTTCTTCCAATTCGTGGCTTGTAGTGAACTTTCCGATAAAGCTTTGGAGAAACTCATTGTTGAATGGTTTACTTTGTCTGCACCAAAGAAGATTATTCAGCTGGAAGGATTGGAACCATTGGAGTTCCCAAACATTGATCTCTCCCTTGAAGAAGGAGATATCCCCTTTTATGAGGCCCAGTCCGGTGATTTAGACTGGGGCGCCCCTGTACAGGCCACAACTACAGATTATGTAGACCATTACCGCAATCTCCTGGTATATCTTTGTGATAAAGATTTATTTCCTGCCATGTATGTGGAAGCCGCTGACTTGTACAAGGCCGCTGGTGAGATTATTAGTCTCTGTCCTGCTGCCTTCTACACTCAGAAAATTGCCAATTTTTCTGAAACAAACCCTTGGGTCCTTTATGCGAGGATCACTAGTAATCAAGCCCGATATCACAAGTTTGTCACTAGTGGTCGCACCAAGAGAGCCCAGTTCACTCGTGCTGAATTTCACCATATTAAGGTAGATTTGAAATATATCTACGCTTCGGCGCGCAGCATCCAGGCTGCTTGTACTGCTGCAAAACGAGTTTTTGATGAAGATGCTGACACACGCCGCATATCAACAGGCTTTACTGCTGCTTATCTCCATTTCACCCCTCTACAAAAGCAAGTTGCTCAAGCTTCTGCCAAACGCTTATATGGTATTGGGCTCACTACTAGAGGTCGCATGGTGAAACTCCCTGATCCCGTGGTTCGTGCGTACAAGCTCCGTGTAGGAGCTAATCATACTCGTTCTAAGACGAAAAATGCCGCTCTCCGCGCTAAGCGCGAAACTCAATGGGCCGCCCAGAAAAGTGCCGAAGGCAGTAAAGAAGGTGCACACCGCCAAGAACAACGCAACAAGAATAGGCAAGGGTTTATAGCCCATCGTCGAGCGACCAAGTATGAATTGCAAGGAGCTCATGATTTCGATCCTATGTTTGAGGCTGTACAAAGCCCCGCAGTAAAAGATAGCACCGCCGGAATCCATAAAGCCGCAAAGTCTCTGTGCACCGATCTCAGATTTTACTTCAGTGATGTGATGCACACTGCTCGTGGCGCTACGCCCCCTAGAATCCATAAGCAGATTTCCAAACTCTTCGTGCTAGATCTCTCGATATTTGTGATTTTGGAGTTCATAAGAATTAATATGCATAGCATAGAAAGTTCTTTTAGCCAGAACGATTGCGTTGGTTTTTGCCTCAATTACCGCGCTGATATTATGGAAATATCTAGAGATTGGTTTCTGGAATGTTTTAAAACATTTTGGATTGCCAATTATCAAGCTCCTCACAACGCCAAATACAACTTCAGAGCTTTTCTGTTGTCTCTTTTATGCCAGAAAGACCACAATGTTGTTGAAGTTTACAATGCGTGTTATGAACTCGTTGCCAATCAGTACGAGAAATTCGCTGAGCGTCCTCAAGAGCTTAAGGACTCCATCATGTGTGTGGTCACTAAAACCACAAAAATAGACCGTCAGTTTGTTCGCAATTATGTTGACGTGCAAGCTGGTTTAACTATTTTGGGAGTTATTAGTGCTTTCGTTGTAGGAGCTGTAGGCCCTATAATGCTTACGGTGATTGCAGTCATGTGTCACCGACTGGCTCAATTCATTAACCCTTCCACTCTACCAGAATTTGGTGAACCCGACTTACAAGCTTGTATTGATAAAATAGCTCTAGCCGGTTATTCTGTCCATCTCAAGCCTCTTGAAAAAGTGCTTGATGAGCAAGTCGCCTCCAAAGACGAGGATAAAGACAAGAAGCCTAAGAAGGTTCAAGTCGATAACTTTAGTCGCAGGATGCGCATGGATTTGGCTAGACAGGGTGCGAATGATGCTAGTACCATCAAGATTACTCGCAACCAATATGCTCTCTTTTCTCAGATGGGCACTAAGATTGGTGAAGGTACTTTCATAGGTGGACAAGTCATGGTTCTTCCCTATCATGTCTACAAAAGCATGCGCACCTTCCGGGCTTTACCCCTTGTATCCGAAAACAATCCCTCTTACGATCTCCCCGCCTCGAATATGGCTCTTATTGAGTTTGATGAGGCAAACGACACAGCTTACATAATGGTTAAAGGCGTTCAGAACAGGGCCAATATCTCTTCTTTCATTATGGATCCTGCCGGTCTTGAACAGACCCTTGTAATGGAACGTTGTATGATATCCTTCTGGGACAATAACCCCGGCTGTAAAGTCGATGGTGATTTTGTGCCCATTGGAGATGTACGTCCTGTCCTCAAGCCCCGCAAGTTGTACAAAACTGCGGAATCCATAATTGAAAAGCACGGTTCCTATCTCTGGAAAGGTAATTATGCCGGAGCTTGTGGAGCCCTTATTATGTCCTACGTGGCAAATGTGCCCACGGTTGTTGGTATGCATGTAGGTGGATCAAACCAAGGCCAGTGTGCTTGTGTCTTCTTTGATAGGAAGATAGCAAAGTCTATTATGCCTGGACCTGATCAATTGCCCAAATATCGCATGGATCCTGCTACTATGGCGTTCGTTCATGATGATCCCGTGCACGGAATGTACGAGTTTACTCAGCAGGGTTTTGTCACGCCCATTAAGACCATAGCCACAGATTCGACCGTCTATAGACCTACTCCCTTCTCTGATTTTGGATTCAAAGGTGGAGCTCCCAAGATTCCTGCTGATCTCACCTACGATGCTCTTGAAAATGCCCTTGAAAAAGACAAACGTATGGACGTGGTTCTTGAGTTCAAGCCTGAAGCACACAGGCTCATAGAAGAACATGCCGAAATAATAGTAGCGAAGTTCCTTCCACTCGGGAAGAATACCGTTGCTGGCTGCAAAACTCTCAGTTTTGAGGAGTCTATGTATGGTTACAAGAACTTGGATAGATTTGACGCTTCCTCTTCTCGTGGACTTCGCTTGAAACATTGGCAGATCAAAAAGGATTCTCTTTTTGACACTGAAACTCCGCGTGACCCCATCGCCGTAGCTTTTGTCAAGAGAAAGGTCCAGCAAATAGTTGATTCCTTTGCACAAGGGAATTATACTTACCAACTTAATGTGCAAAAACTCAAAGACGAACTCCGGTCCTTGGATAGAGTAGCCGCTAAGATGAGTCGCATCTTTAATATCACTGATTTTATCGATAATGTGCTCATTAAGATGGCTCTTGGTGATTTAGTTTCTAAAACTAAAGGCCAATTCTTACATGGACCTGCAGCTTGTGGGACAAACCCCCGAGGTGATTCTTGGAGGATGCTCTTCCTCCGGTACCTTCATCTTCGAGTTCTTTTCGCTGATGTCAGTGGATTTGATTCCACTCATACAAACCTGATCTTTCCCGTCATCAGAGTCCTTTTGACCTATGCTTACAACGATATATTCCAAAGGCAATTTGCTTTTTGGGCTATAATCAGTTGTTTGTATGGTCTGCGGTTTAACCTTGGAAAAGGCTTTGCCGCTCAGAGAGGCAACAGTTCTGGAAATTGGATCACCACTTGGCTAAATACTTTGGTCAATTTGTGCTATTTCTGTGTTGCTGTTGCATCCATGGCAGAAAAGAATGGAGTTGATCCTAACAAAGTTCTTGAGGAACTTATTATAGATCTATATTCAGATGATAATCTGAGTTCTGTTCCTTATGAGTGGTACACTGCAAGTGCGCTTTCTAAGGAATTTCAAGATCTGTTTGGAATCAAACTCACTTCCGTCGATAAAGGTGAACTCAACGACGCTCAAGGTCTGGGCCTCATAACTGATGCCGAGTTCTTGTCTCGCCGGTTTATCGTTGATGATGGACTTCTTCTAGCCCCTCTGTCCGAAGACAGTCTACTTGCCCAATTGTATTACGTTCGTGTCCCACGTAAATTCAATGGTGGCTCTGCTTATATCATGAAGCAGCTTCAACAGAATCTTGACAACGTTAGTTCCGAGTTGTTTGAGTGGACTCCTCCAGATGCTGAGAAAATGGCATCACAAATCATCGCTTTTATTAGCGAACACAACTTACCTCTGCGTTTTGATTACCAAGCGAATGTCCATCGGGCAGACGTTAGGTATCTCTAAAGCGCATGGTGCTGCATCACCTAAAACTGCGCAAACGAAGCTGTGGATCAGCATTTATTCAACGTAGCTCGTGAGCAACCCCACACCTGTCTTAGATTATTCATCATGGAAGCCTTGCAAAACGTTAATAACACTGTGGTAACCAAATCCAACCTTTCAGCTTGGACTGGTACCGAAATCCTCACTGACCAAACCGAAAACGAAGCTATTCGTTTAGGAGAAAATAAGATGTTGCCCGATCATCTTGATCTAACCGAACGCCTTTATAACGTGTTCCGTTATCCGGTCACCCCGGGCATTACTGCGCGCGATTATATCGCGCTTGGTCCTGGAGAGCCGACGACTACGGGGATCATTGATCTCTACTCGGTCTTCCGGAATTCTCCTCCTCTAAAGGCAGCTCTCAGCCTTTATTCTGGACTCTCCTATGACAGCATCGATGTCGTCGCTTCTCTTAGTGACGTCAAAGGTGTCGTTGGTGGAGTGGTCCTTGGATACTATCCCCATAAGCGATGGCATGGTCCTTCTCAAGCTAATGAGCTCGCTGCTCATACGCTTAATGATATGACCAAGCAAGCGCTTGTCAACACATCCCCCGAGGCTCAGCTTGTCTCATTCTCTGCTGCCCAAGATGTTAAATTCAACATCCCGTGGCAGCACCCTACTCCCTACATCCCCCGTGAGTGTATTAATACACTCTGGGATACTGTAGCGCCCTATCCGGGCACTCCTGTGCCATGGTTCCATCTTCTCGACTCCCGTTATGTCTCTTCTGTAGCACTTCCTGCTCAGCTTAGATTGTTCGTTAAGTTCAACGGATTGCGATTTTTCGCTCCCAATGTGCTTTCCGAATCTGTCTTGTTTGACATGCAAAGTGGCGACGACCCTGTCCCTGCTGATTTCGAGTATGATATGCAATCTGGCCTTGAAGTTGCTGCTGCTGCTGCAGCAGCCTACGTAGTGGAAAGCGTAGTAGAGAGTGGAGCCGAAATTGTCTCCGACGCCATGGGCCTTTCTTCCCATGATAACATGGAAGAAACGTACAAGGCGGGAACTTATGAAGCTCCCACTGCTGTACAAATGGCCTATGCTGGCGATACCACTTCTGTTGGTCCTCCCGGAACCAGCCCCATCTTGTTCAAGCCCCTCACTTCTAAGTCTAGCCATGAGATACTTACTTTTCTTAAACGGCCCCAATACTTAGGTAAGTTCCTAGCCGGAGATAGTCGATCGCTTTTTGCGAACCCTATCTTTCCGTTGGGATGGAAAACTGGACCAGATCAATTGTGCAACTATTTTAGATGGTTTGCCCAAGGTGCTATGTACTGGCGTGGCACTCTCAATTTTCATTTTGTGATTCTTGGCCATCCTATGGTTGAAGTTTTCCACAACTTGAGTTTGACGTTCCCGCCCGATTATGGTGCCGCCTCTCAAGATGTTTCTACATCTCCTGTGTTGAGAGGGATAACTAACGGAACACAGCACATTGTTGTTCCTATGCCCTCTTTCAACATATCCGATCACCTTCCTGTGATCGACAATATTTACAATGACGTCACTCAAGGCGTCCGTAGATATTCTGGCTCTAGGGTGATTGCTGATTTCAAGGTAGTTTCTACCATGCTTGATGCAGCCCCCGAGATCCCTGTTCTCATGTTTATGTCAGCCGGTGATGATTTTGTATTCTTACAACCTAATCCCGTCGGACTTGGATATGTCGACAACCTCCCCCCTGCCCCCTTTGCTCTTGACGAAGAAGTGCAATACGATCAACAAGTAGGCTTGTGTCCGTATGATGTGCTCTTCGAAACGAGAGCCGCCGTGCAAGAGAACACCTCTACTCTTGCTACCATGGTCTATGTAGAGGACTTCTTTAAGATATGGTCGAGAGCCATGCCTTATGAAGCTTACGCCAGTAACGATGAACCTATCGTTGCTATCACTCCTGGCACGTCACCTTGTTGGTGGCCTGCCACTGGAGGTGCTGCCGCCTCCACTCTCAACGTGAACAATTCATGGTGGGTCACTAATGACTACCTTTCAATGTTTACAGCGCAGTTTCTTTACTTCCGAGGTTCTATCGGTTTTAAAGTCATCATCAAACCTGGCGATGTCCCAGAGTACAAGTATATAGCGTTAGCGAACCCTGCTAACAGGCTTAGGCAACTAGGCCACAATCCTTATACCTTCTCTGAGGCTCAGATGCCGCCCGAAGCCAATTTTGGTTACGGGACAGTGGTAACACCAGACTCTCTGCAACCTGTTCTGGATGCAACTATACCCTACCGTTCTATGTTAACATGGAACATGGTCAACGCTGTTGACGTGGACACTACGTCCATGAATGTGGTGATTAGATCAGATGTAGTTCGCAACCAGATCCGATGCAACATTGTCCTCCAAGAAGAGGACAGTGACTTGCTCTCCGCACTTTATAGAAAAGGCGGATCCGACTATGCAGTAGCCGTGGAAACAATGTTACCGCCACCTACCTTATGGTTAGCGAAAGGCTACCACTGGTCAGCATAAAGGTGCTATCAGTGTTTACATACTTTCGAAGACTACGGGTTTCGTGTG